ACATTAGAGACTGAGACAACTTTAGATGAAATACTTGAGGAGATGGCGCAATGACATATCGTGAAGACGAACTAGAAGAGGCCATTGACAAGTATGTAGAGTGCTTAGACACTGCTGGCTTGGTTGATTACGTCACGCATGACATGACACACTGCTATCATGCAGCCGACAAAGAAGTCATTGATAAGTTTATCGCTCGGATGAACGGAGAGGGGTAACTCCACCAATGATTCCCTATACTAGTAACGGTTAGAACAGGAGAGAAAACAAATGGGTAACCTAGATCTAAACAGACTTGAACTGTTGATGCTCAAGGATTTAATTGAGGGTGACATGGAACAAACATCATGGGGTGAGGTTGAATATGATGATGTAAGCCTCATGCAATTCTACCTTGATCGTGCCAAGGTATTGGTCAAAGTAAATGACCTACTTGGATCATGAGTTGCAGAAATGTAACGTGATATAATGGTAACATTGACGCAACTATCACAAACCAATAAAACTACCAATGTCTAACAAAGGAGAAACAGACATGACTAACTCACAAAACACTAAGATCCTCGCTCACCTTCGTGCAACCAAAGGTCTGACCCTGCGTGAAGCTATGCTGGACTACAGCATCCAGTCGTTCACTAAGCGTATCTCTGAGCTACGCAAGGCTGGCTATCGTATTGATGGTGTGAAGGGTAAGCACCCTGTGACTGGTCAACAATATACACGCTACGTTCTGATCGAGGAGGCAACAGCATGATCGCAAGTAGAGCTATCAAAGTCTACGCTAGTATGGGTCAGCCTGATGGTGAGTATGTCACCACAGTTTTCACCCCGCACGATGCAAACCAAGCTCGTATCAAGCTGTTCAAGCGTACCAGTGTGCGCCGTGTCACCTTCAAGACACCAACAGGTGAAGAACTTTCATTCAGCAATGACAGGGTGCAGAAGCTATGATCGACAAAATTATCACAGCCTTTATACTCTGGCCTTTCATTGCGTTAGTCATAGCATATGTATTCTAAGACAGATGATCCGCATGATGATTGCTCTCATTGGGCGGGTCAACTATAGGAGAGAGAGATGAAAATACCTAGTAATAACTGCACACTAGAGCGGCTCTTAGATTTTTACTTGCGTAGTCCTGCCTTTGCTAAACTAAAGGGCCGTACACAGATATCATACGAGGCTTACCTCAAGGCTGTATCAAAGACAGTCGTATCAGGTAAGATGCTAAAGAACTACAGGCTAGAGGAGATCAAGCCCAGCCACCTCAACAACGCATACGAGCAGTGGCTCAGGGTAGGTGTACGCACAGCAAACTATCGCAAGGCTACACTCAGCGCCGCTTGGAAGTATGGTATGCGCAATGACATCATGGTTCATAACCCTGTAAGTCTTATCAAGACAGAGGCATCACAGCCACGCAAGGTCAAGTGGACAAGAGATCAGGTAAAGACGTTTCTCAACACAGGCTACACCAACGCCAGATGGCGCAGCATTACACTTATCGTACACATGGCTTACGATTGGGGCCAGCGTGTAGGTGATATGCGAGTGCTTACATGGGACAAGCTAGACCTGACAGAGTGTCGCTTAGATATCACACAATCCAAGCGTGGCGCAGACGTACACCTGCCTATCAGCGCAGGTCTGTGCCGTATGCTACAGCAACAGAAGGATGACTTTGGTTTTCAGGATTATGTTGCACCCCGTGTAACCCCAAGAGCAGGGGCATACTCGCCTTACGATATTGATGAAATACACATCTATATCAATGAGGTACTGGCAGAAGCTAATCTACCTAGCCACCTCACAGCTATGGACTTACGCCGTACAGCGGTGACTGAGATGATGGAGAAGGGTGTGGATCTTGCTGGCATCATGCAGGTAACTGGACATAAGAACGCAAACAGTGTTAGACCTTACATGGTCAACACATTCAGCGGGGCCAGCAAGGCTCTAGCAGCGAGAGGTAATGATGACGATGAACATTCGTAAATACCTAGACAGCTTAGACTTGCGTGCGGATGAGAGCAGGCGCATGAACTGCCCATCCTGTTACGCTAAGAATACCTTTACCGTCACCAAAGAGATGGGACAGATCAAATACAACTGCTACAAGTTAGACTGTACTATAGGCGGGTATCATCACACTGACTTGACAGCAGCAGAGATAAAGATCCTCATGGCTAAACAGGAGAAGCCTATACAGAGAGAGCCTGACACCATGGAGATACCTGAGTATGTCGTACAGCCTACAGCAGAGCATGATAAGTTTCACAGGTTCACTAAACGCTGGGGTATCGTAGACAGGCGACTACTCTATGACGTTAAGGATGAACGTGTTGTGTTTCCTATTCACTACAAGGGACGCATAGTTGATGCTAATGGCCGTGCAGTAGGCGAGAAGTTGCCCAAGTGGTATCGCTACACAGGTAAGGCTGACTATTACACGATAGGAACGGGTAGCAACCTGCTTGTGCTAGAGGATTGTGTCTCTGCCATGGTTGCATACCAAGAGTTCCCCAATGTTACAGCCATGGCTATCCTTGGAACGGCACTTACCTCTGCGCACATGGATAAAATAAGTAAGTATGACAATGTAATAGTAGCACTAGATCCTGATGCTGCACACAAGACCTTGCAGTTCAGCAGAGAGATAGCACTATGGACTAAAGCAAATAGTACAGCCTTTAGGCTTGACGATGACATCAAGTATAGGCTAACTGGTGACCTAGAAAGATTAAAGGAGTTACTATCATGAACGATCTAAAAGATTTCCTCAAAGACATGGGACTAGAGAGTGTCCACCCTAAGCCCAGCGCAACCAAGCCTGACTATATGCAGCCAGGTTATTATGTAGATCCACGCAATGCAAACGGTGAGGTGCCATTCTAATGAATGAAGCAACATACATTGACCACATGGGTAATGACTTGACGGTTGCCAATGCGGCACGAGTATCCTTCGGAAAAAAAAGTGAGATGGAGGATGATCCTTGGGGGCCACCCAAGCTGAAGGCTAAAGATGCAAAGCTGATCCGTTACCTAGCTAAGCACAAGCACATCAGCCCCTTTGGTCATTGCTTCGCCAGCTTCCACATCAAGGCTCCTATCTTTGTAGCACGACAGCTAGTTAAGCATAAGTTCTTGAGATGGAACGAAATATCTAGGCGATACGTTGATGATGAGCCTGAGTTCTATGTGCCTGACGTGTGGCGTGGACGCAGTGCTGACAAGAAGCAGGGCAGTGAGGGTGTTGTTGATGTCGGTGACTGGGGTGATACTAACTGGGCATGTCTAACAGCATACAAGGATTTGCTTGGGCATGGTGTAGCACCGGAGCAAGCCCGTATGGTACTTCCACAGTCCACCATGACTGAGTGGTACTGGTCAGGCAGTCTTGATGCCTTTGCTGATATGTGTAACCTGCGATGTAAGGAAGACACGCAAGCAGAGACACGAGAGGTAGCACGTCAGATTGACCACAAGATGATTGAGCTATTCCCTGTGTCATGGGATGCACTGACGGAGGATGAAGATGACTAAACTGTATGACTTAGAGCCAATGATAATGGACTGTTGGCATGTCTGTGATGACCTTCAAGTTGTATTCAAACAGATAGGTGATGGTGAGCGTGACCCTACACAGGATGAACTGATGAACACCTTGATGGGTATGCAGCAGCTATACCAGTGGAAGTTTGAGCAACTGTTCAACAAATATGAGGAGGTAATCCGTGACAGACAATGAGTGGCCTATGGAGGCAGACTTCACAGACGTTAGACCAATGACACCAGAGGAGCGCAAGGCTGCTCAAGAACGAGATGCAAAGAATGGTAAAAGCAATGATACGAAGTGAATGGAACCGTCTAATGAAAGAACGTGAAGACTTCAAGGAGACTGTATTGGCAGAGCATAAAGAAGAACCACCAATGACACGCAGTAGCGACATAGTAAATGAGCCTAAGCACTACGCACGGTGGGAGATTGAGCCTATCACATACATCATGCGTAATGGCTTTGAGTTCTGGCGTGGCAACATTGTTAAGTATGCCAGCCGTGCAGGCTACAAGATGTATGAGGGTAAGACGCAGGTACAAAGTGAGATCATTGACTTAGAGAAAGTTCAACGCTATTGTCAGATGCGTATTAATCAACTTAATGGAGAGGATAAGCTATGATACCTGTAGGTCAACTAAGATTGTTACTCACTAAGGCGGGGCTAGAGTATGTCATCACCCGTGTTGAGGGTAACGTAGCACACGTCAACATTCTTGTAGCGGAGCAACCAGATGTACACAGTTGAGTTTGAATCAGATGCAGCAGTAATCACAACACTAGATCAAAACGATATGTATGAGGACGTTGAGGTTATCCTGGGTGATGGCGGTGACGTTTATATCAGACAGTACGAACCAGACATGGATTCATACCAGCTAATACTCATGAGCGCACAGCAGTGGATAGACTTGATGGCTGCATACAAAAGCTCAGAAGGCTCGTACTATGTAGAGTTGAAACATGAATGAGTTAGGGCAAGGCTTTTTTGCTGGCATGTTTGCAACCTATGTGTTAGCGCTGCCCTTGTTATACCATATGGTAGAGCCAGAAGATCCTGAGGAGAATAGATCTGGCCCTATCAAGTTTGCCTTCCTGTGGCCACTGATTGCACTGGAAGTAATATATCGTATCTTTGTAGGAGAGAAAGACAATGATGGAACTGGCCCTAATTAAGACGTTACTCAACCGTGACTTCTATGAACAACATAAGGGCATCCGTTGCCCTGATAAGATCTTCACTAAGGATGTTCGTAAGATTAAGCAGGCACTTGATGTAGCTATGCGTACATACGAGGGTGATCTGAACACGTCTGACTTGGAGGCTCTATTCTACTCTCAGAACCAGACTATGACTACAGCCACCAAGACAGCCTACTCTGATCTGTTCCGTAAGATAGACAAAGAGCAGGTCATCAAGGAAGAGATTGCTACAGATGTACTAGGCAAGATGTTTCAGCAGTATGTAGGTGAGCAGGTAGCCAACCTTGGTTTTGACTTCGTTAACGGCACACAGACCAGCTTAGAGCCGCTCAGACGTATGCTAGAGAACTACAAGGATGACTTCACACCTAACCTCCGTATTGAGTGGGAAGACATCAGCATCGACACACTGCTCAAGGCAAACGATCTACAAACACAGTGGAAGTTTAACATCCCAAGTCTTCGCCGTAAGGTTGAGGGTGTCAGTGGTGGTCACCTATTACTTGTAGGCGCACGGCCTAACACAGGTAAGACATCCTTCCATGCCTCTCTCATTGCAGGGCCAGAGGGCTGGGCAAGGCAGGGTGCTAAGTGCGTAGTGCTATGTAATGAGGAGGCGTATGAGCGTGTAGGAGCTAGGTATCTTAGTGCTGCCTCTAACATGTCTATGGATGAGGTCAAGGCTAACGTAGCCCTCGCACGTAGCCGCTACGAGCCTGTCAAAGCTAATATCCGCATCAAGGATAGCACCAACAAGGATATGCAGTGGGTCGAGTCTCTGGTTAAACAAGAGAAGCCAGACGTATTGATCTTGGACATGGGTGATAAGTTCGCCAGTAAGACAAGCGATAAGTCCGATGTGTACCTAAAAGATGCAGCTATCTATGCTCGTAACATCGCTAAGCAATACAACTGTTGTGTTGTATGGATGTCACAGTTAAGTGCCGTAGCTGAGGGTAAGGTCTATGTAGACCAGTCTATGATGGAGGGCTCTAAGACAGGCAAAGCAGCAGAGGCAGACCTAATGGTTCTGATCTCTAAGAACCCCATTGTAGAGGGTGCAGATGAGGAAGACACACAACGGCACTTGAATATCGCCAAGAATAAGCTTAAGGGTGGTTGGCATGGTGTTGTACACTGTGAGTTAGACGGGGCGAGATCACTATATACAGCCTAGAGGAGAGAGAGATGAGACTTGTATTAGACGTTGAGAACACAACAAACAAACGTAGGGAGAAGCTACACTTAGATCCCTATGAGGAGGGTAACTTCCTTGTGCAAGTCGGTATGCAGAATGCAGACAATGACAAAGAGTTACACATTGTAACATTAGATCACGTTGAGAAGAAGGATACTAGTGGCGCTGGGCGTAAGCTAGTTCAGCAAGTCTTAGACATGACTTCTCTTCTTATCATGCACAATGCGCAGCACGATCTGATGTGGCTGTGGGAGTGTGGGTTTAAGTATGATGGCGCTATCTATGACACGATGCTTGCAGAGTACATACTACTGCGTGGTCAGAAGCTACCGCTTAGCCTTGAAGCCTGTGCTGAACGTAGAAACCTTAACGCTCAGAAAGATGACACTCTCAAGCGTTACTTTAAGGAGGGTTATAACACCAATGAAATTCCTCTCAGTGAGCTTAGCTTTTATCTTAGGTGCGATCTCGACACAACTCGTGAGTTGTTCCACAGTATCGAGGCAGACTACGGTGAGACCGATGCCGCTAGTCTACACACCATTAGAGACGTTACCTTCAGAACCTGTCAAACCCTTACCCGAATGTACATGTCAGGAATCCGGGTGGATCGTACAGCCCTAGACGGTGTTCGTCTAGAGTTTGAGCGTGAGAAGGCAGACATTGAGGATCGACTACAGCACAAGGTGCGTGAGATCATGGGTGACACACCTATCAATCTCAACTCACCAGAGCAGATGTCTCAGGTTGTCTTCTCTCGTAAGATTAACAACAAGAAGGAGTGGGCTGACCTGTTTGAGTATGTGAATACTACTAAAGAGTTTAAGCAGGCGGTAGATGCTAACAGTACTATCATCAAACGTACCAAAGCTTTTACCTGTCCTACTTGCTCTGGCACAGGTAAGACATACAAGATAAAGAAGGATGGCACTAAGTTTGCTAAGCCTAATAAATGCAAGGACTGTGATTCTCGTGGCTATGGCCTCAAAGAGCTTAACCATATTGCAGGTCTTGGCTTTGGTGCGCCTAGTAAGAAGTGGGTTAGCGCCAATGGCTTTAGCACAGGAAAGGATAACCTAGATGTACTTGTGGGTACTGCTAAAACGAACAACATGGACGCTGCTGTTGAGTTTCTTACTGACCTTAAGCGTCTTTCTGCTGTTAGTAGCTACCTCTCTAGTTTTGTGGAGGGTATCGACACTTTCACAAAGTCAGACGGATTCCTGCATGTGGGACTCACTCAGCATATCACCAGTACAGGTAGATTTTCTGGACGAAACCCCAACATGCAAAACATGCCCAGGGGCGGCACGTTTCCCGTAAAGCGTGTCTTTGTGTCTCGCTGGGATAATGGTTACATCTGTGAGGCAGACTTTGCACAGCTAGAGTTCCGTACCGCTGCTTACTTAGCTCAGGATGAGGTTGCTATGGAGGAGATCGCTACAGGGTTTGACGTACACAGTTACACTGCACAGGTTATCTCTGATGCAGGACAGCCTACGTCACGTCAGGAAGCCAAGGCTCATACGTTTGCACCTCTCTTTGGGGCTACAGGGTATGGCAGATCTAAGGCGGAGGAAGCGTACTACATCCACTTCAATGAGAAGTATAAGGGCGTAGCTGCATGGCATAAGAACTTGGCTGACGAGGCTATAAGGTTCAACAAGATTACTAACGTATCAGGGCGACAGTATGCTTTCCCTGATGTTAAGCGCAACGCTCGTGGCGGGGTATCACACTTCACTATGATTAAGAACTATCCAGTGCAGGGCTTTGCTACTGGTGATGTTGTTCCTGTTGTGCTGATCGAACTTGAGGAGAGGTTGAAAGGCCTACGCTCTTGCCTAGTGAATACTGTTCATGACTCAACTGTGATAGACATTCACCCAGAGGAGAAGGAGATTGTACTACAGATTATTGAAGACATGAATGAGGGCTTGACAGACTTAATAGAACAGGCCTATAACGTAAAGATGAATGTTCCGTTACTACTTGAATCAAAAATCGGGCCGAATTGGCTTGACGTACAGGATGTATGACGGTATAACTAAGACTCTTTTTTACTGTAATAAAGGATATACAGATGAGTACAGAACTAGCAACAACAGGATCGTCAAACCCATTGGCAGAGCTTATAGGTGAGCCTAAATCAACAACACAATCTCGGTCATCTCTAGCTCGTGTTAACGTGTTAAGCACAGCTATTAAAGGCGAGATTGAGCTTGGCGGTAAGAAGATTAAGACAGATGTTCTACCAGTAGGGTCTTATAAGATCACACTTGGTGATGATGTCTTCTATGCAGAAAGTGTAGAGGTCCGTATAATAACACATCGCTTTCAGTTTCAGCGGTGGAACGCTTCCACTAATGAGATGGAGAAGTCCGTTATGAGTCGCTCTACTTACAACGACTTAAAGGATAGCACTGGTGGATTTAACTTAGGCCGACCCTCAGGTTACATTGAGGATTGGAATGCTCTTCCAGAGGCTACTAAGGATATTATACGAAACGCCAAACGAGTTAAGATTTTCATGGGTACTCTCACAGTTAATACACCCCTTGACGATACGGGTACACCCATTTCTGGTGAGTACGTAGATATTCCATTCGTTATGGATGTTAAGAATAATGACAGCCTTAAGAGCCTTACAGCTACAGATAAAGCTATTGAACGTAAGAATGTTAAATCCCACATGGCTAAGGTTATTCTTCGTGGTGAAGAAGGCTCAATTCCTACGGGTGCAACCTATGGCTATATTACTTCTTCTCTAGGTGCGCTTGTACAGGAGTCAGACGAAGACACTGCAGCTATGATGAAAGTAGCATCTGACTTCTTAGATTATGTCAGCTACTCAAACGGTAAGATCATGGACCTACACAATGAGCGCTCCAATATAAGTATGAGCAAGGAAGATGCTGACCTTGTAGGTTCCATTATTAATGTAGAGGAGGCAGCATACTAATGACTCATCCTGCAGAAATAGCTGTTTTCTCTTTCTTGCAGAAGGCTATGGCTGGTGAGACTACTATGACAGAGGGGGTGGCTAAACAAGTCGCCTCCGATGTCGAGGATGCTTTGTACAAGCAGTTCTCTAGTGGCCCACGTGATGCTTTCCGTTTACGGATGTCTAATATCGGTAGACCAAAGTGTCAGCTATGGTTTGACAAGAATGATCCAGAAGACAAGACGCCCTTTCCTCCACACTTCTTGATGAACATGATCCTTGGTGACATAGTTGAGGCTGTGTTCAAAGGCATACTGCGTTCAGCAGGTGTAGAGTTTAAGGATAACGAGAAGGTCACACTTAAGTTACCTCACGGTCAAGAGATCAAGGGTGAGTATGACATGGAGATGGACGGGCGCATTGATGATGTTAAGTCTGCCTCACCTTGGTCATACGACAATAAGTTCGCATCCTTTGGTTCACTAGCCTACAAGGATGGCTTTGGTTACGTATCACAGCTTGTGGGCTACGCAGAGGCCGCTGGAAAGGATGTAGGAGGTTGGTGGGTAGTCAACAAAGCAAACGGACAGTTTAAGTATGTAGACGCCTCTGAGGACGTAGACAAGGAAGCGGTCCTAGCCGACATCCAAGCTACCGTAGATTACATCGACAATGATGAACCCTTTGAGCGTTGCTACGAGCCAGTGGAAGAGACGTTCTACCGTAAGAAGACAGGCAACTGGGTTTTACCTGATGACTGTAAGTTCTGCAGCTTTAAGCATAAGTGTCATGATAACTTTGAGACACGCCCAAGCATCCCTAGTAACTCCAAGAACCCACAACTTGTGGACTACACATTCATAGCAGAGGAATATCAGAATGGCTAAGATTAAAATCAACGACACAGACTACTACACTGATGACTTTAATGAGGATCAGATGAAGATGTATAACGAGATACAGATTGCATCTTCTGAGATGGATCGTCTAGCTTATACGCATCAAGTACTGGCAGCACGGCGTGAAAGCCTAGCTGGTATGATTGTACAGGCAGCAGAAGAACCCAAGGTTGACGATGCCAAAGACGAACCGGAAGCATAACTCTAGAACGTATCGCAGTGGCCTTGAAGTTGAGGCCGCTGCATACCTCAAGGATAGGCAGAAGATTGTAGCCTATGAAAAGTTAAAGATAGAGTGGGAGGATCTAAAGTATCGTACATACAC